CCCATCCAATTTCCATAGGGCTTCCCCACCAACTTGTACTATAAATTTCGTTTGCCATTTTTTAGTTTTTTATTTTTTTTTAAAAAGACTTTTAACTTTTCAATATTTTTTTTCTTAGGTTTATACGTCATAAAACCCACCCGTTAAATGTTGAGTCATAACTAGGATAAATATCATCATTCGTATTACTTGTATATTCAGGATATGTTGCCTGATTAAAACTCATAAAATCAATAAATCTTCTAGAATACCATTCAGCATTTGTTCTTGCTTTTTCTACTAAAAAATCTATTTCGTTTTTATCTACTGAAACTGAATTTTCTGATGTATGTTTAAATACTCCACCTTGTTTTACCTGATATGCAGCAAATGGATAGTAATTAGCCTGTGAATACCATATTAACATAGGTACAATATAGTCATTTAAAATTGTTTTCCATCTTGCATTAGCAGGATCATCTATATTTGGAATTGCAGTAGCTAAACCATTATACAAATCTGTTCCCATTATTTGCTGAACGTCTATTTCCTGTGCTATCTTGACAAATTGTATGAACTTGTCAGTAGAAATATTCCCATCCATTATGGAATTTCTAATAAGATCTGTTCTATTTATAAATAGTTGTGTTGCCATTACTTAAATCTTTTATTTGTTGGTAAAAATCCCTCATAAGGCATATCTTTTGGTTTAGTTCCAACTAAAGGATTGTTTTTTTCAGGTTTAAAACCTTTTCTTTTAGCTTCAGCAACACTAATTTTAGGTGCTAATGGACTATTTATATCTATGCTCCCTTTTCCTTTTCTCATATATGTTTTTCTCATCCAATAATGATGACATAAAGCACCGCCTTTGTATAACCAAATTGAATATCCCTCGTTTTGCTTACCTTTAGGTGCCCATCCATAATTTAACTTAACACTATTCATTTTTAATATATCTTCTTTTCGATATATTTTTTTAGCTTTAACCATTCTGTCGCAAAAATCTCTGCTATTTTCAGAAGTTTTTAATGGTGCATATTGATAACGAACTTTAAATTGTGTATCCTCTACTGTTTCATCTTGACTGCTTTTTGCATTTGGTCTTGCAGTTCCTGTTCTAGCAAAATTCCATAACTTAGATAATAAACTTTCTTCCTTTGTGTTTAGTTGTTTTATTTGATAATCTAAAGCATCTTCTGTGTCGTAATCAACTTTTCTTTCATCAATCAATTCCCAGTCAGATAAATCCTCATCTTCTCCAATAGATTCTAAAGTAACTTCTTCTAATTTTACACAATTTGGTACTTTTTTTCCGTTTTTTTCTTTCATACCCCTTTGCTCATAACCATCCCAACAAGGTGCTTTCAATTCTTCGTGGCTTACGCAAGGCATAAAATATGTAACACCCTCAATTTCGTGTTCGTGATATCCACCACATCCCATTTCTTCAGCTACCTTTTCTGCTTCTTCTTTTGTTTCGTAAGCCTGTTTTCCGTCTATCTTTTTAAGGCTAAACTTTTCCATTTCAACTCCTGTTTCTTCTTCAATAGTTTCCTTATCTTGAATAGATTGATCTACCTCTGTAAATTCTAGTGGTTGTAAGGTTGTAAAGTATAGATTTAAGCTAATATCGTTGTAAGCTAGTATATCATCAAAACTATCTATTAAAAGTTCCTGAAATGGTCTTATAACCGTGTTATCCATTAGTAAACTAGCGGTCTTTATTTCATCTGCATTGTTTCCTAAACCTGATTGGTCTTTTATACCTAATAACATAGGACTTACAATCCTGTGAGCAACCATTATTTTTTTAGTTGATTCTTCAGAAAGGAATTGATATTGGTTATGCGCATCAGATAACTGCACAGGTGTTATTTCTGCTTGACTTTCTTTATTATCGTTAAAAGCTAAAATAAATTTTCCTGCATTGCTTGTTCCTGAAAACTTCTGTGCTATTTTTTTCTCTATTAATTGTCTTTCCTGTTGGTTTGGTGTTCCATTATTAAAGTTAATTAGCATACTAGGTGCTAAACCATTTAAAATATTGTTTAAATGATAGTTTGAAACTTCTTCTTCAAGTTCTGCATATTGCAAACCACCTTGGTAATCCACAGGAGAATAATAGTAAAATCCTGCCTTGTAAGGTTGGATATAATATATTTCTATATTTTCCTTTGACATACCAAATGCAGGTATTCTTAAAGGCTCATCACTTCTTTTTATATTTGCCCAATCTTTAAAATAATAATATGCAGGCACATCACCATCTTCATTACATTTTTCTGCCCTTAAAGTTTCAACAGGAATATGCTCGATTTGTGCAATAGTTTTTCTGTCTTTAGAATAAATAACCTGTAATGCACATTGTCCCATTAATTTTAGATCATAACAAAGTTTTCTTACTACATCTTTTTTAAATAATGAAACCATTTGAGCATACTCATTTGGCTTTTGATTTGAATTAGTAGCATTTAAACCTTTTCCGTAAATAGCTTGACTAATACCATTTATTGCAGCATTATTAGTTGGACTACCATTATACCTATCAATTAAATACTGAAAATAATTATTATCAGCACCATATTCAATATAATCTTTTCCTGATACTTCTTTAATTTCAGGACTTGTGTATGTACTTAAATTTACAAATCCAAACTCTGATGTTTTAGAGTTTTTAATAAACTGCCCTTTATTATTTCTTAATCTTTTTTTCATCTTACTAAATAAGTATTATCATAATCGTTATAATCTAAATATTTATTTGAATTTAAATTATAGTAATCATTATTTGATTGGTCAATATCTTGGTCTGTACAGAAAATTCTATCTTTATAAATAACTTCTCCGTTGCTAATAAGTTTTAAATCGTAAAAATGATTCTCAACTAATATAGGATCAAAGATATTATTAAAATTTAAGTAATTGCCTGAATTAACTGCATTTGTAATACTATAAGTCTTTTCTACATTTGTGCTATCATCCCTTACTGATAAAGTAAAAGTTGATTCATAACTTCTTGGTATAACTGATAGAGATTGAGCAGTTGCTGATGTTGTTAGTATAATCATTATTAATATAACGTAAAAAAATAAGTTATTTGTAAAATGATTAAAGCAAAAAAAAAGCACCCTGTTAAGGATGCTCTAATTTTAACTAAATAATATAATTATGCAGTTGGATCAATTTGTGTTGCATCAGCACTTACCGCTGCATCTAAGAAATAAGGTGCTGTTTCTTCCATTCCCTCGAATGTTAAAGTAAACCCGCTTAAATCTCCTGCCGCTGCTCCTGTAACTACAGTTCCACCTGTGCATTCCATTCCATTTTCAAATCCACATAGGAAGTTGTTTCCGTAATAGTCTACAACTACGATATAAGGTCTAGCAACTGCAAGTGTTTGCAATTCTGCCTGAGTCTTAGCATCTAAATATGTTAAAGTTAGGTTTAAAGTTTGAGTGTAAAAAGTTGTTCCGTTCTCTCTACTGCTTGTTACAGTAGTTTCAAGGCTAGAATTTCCTTTTACATCATACTCATACCAACTTGGTGCAGGACTGCCGTTTGTAATAGTAGCTTCTTTAGTTGAGCCATCTATTGCAATACTGTCAATAGTTCCATAATCTGCAAATAATACTTTCTTTATTCCACCGAAAGCACTTTTACAAGGTAATTTTCTACCTGTTGTTAATGTACAAGCCATTGTTTTTTATGATTTTAAAAAAAAAGGGTAAGTAGATAAATTCTACCTACCCTATTTTATTGGTTAATTAATTAATTATGCGAAAGATACGATATCAGAAGCAATTCCAAATTGTACTCCCGAAGTAAAACGCATTACCATTCTAACATTGTTCGAAGCATCCAAATTTGCCATATCTAAAACTTTAACTTCTTGTGTAGAATTTAGTAATCCTGTACCAAAGTATAAGTTACTTTTCTGTGCAACATACATTTTGTCATCAGATAATCCTGGACAAACAAATATCTTAACACCATTTACAGTTAAAGATCCATTGTTCCACCATTGAGTACCCATTCCATTTACACCATTTGCTCCAAGACCATTTGCTCCAAATCCACCTAATGCTTGAACATAAAGTTTTGCAGCTTTAGATGAAATGTATAAGAATAAATCTTCTTTTCCATACAATGCAGCAGGAATAGCTTCAACAACATCAGATAATTTTTCTACGATGTTAGCAGCAGTTAATGTAGCAGATGTTAAAGCCTGACCTGCAGGAATATCTCCAGAAGTTACTGCAGCGGCGATTAATTTCTCAAATCCATCAAATGAATTTTTAGATGCAGCAGTAGTATCTCCTTGCCAAATATTAAATTCAGTATTTTGTGCAACTTCTGAAGCAACGTGTGCTATCATAAAGTCTGCAAATTTTGGAGGTAAAGACTGACCTAAACCATATCCCATTTGTTGAGACTCCCAATCGTTTACAAAGTCATACTTACATAATTGTAAATTTACTTGTAATTCAGTTGGTTGTAAGATTCTTTCAGTTAATGTTACAGTTGATGTCGGGTTAAAATCACATCCTGCAGCAGTTACGATTGAATCTGTCGCTAGTTTTTTGATTACTTCTTTAAAAGCAATATTTGATTTTACTGTGATTCCTCCATCATCAATAGTTGATGCACTCAATAAAGCAGCAGCGATATATTCTCCTGCAAATTCACCTGCATAAGTCGTAGTGATGTTTGTTGTAGTAGCTAATTCTACATTTTTTAAATTACTCATTCTATTTTATTTATTTAATTTATTTAATACTCTATCTAATGTTGATGTAAATTTTCCTTTTCCAAATTCAACCCTTTTTGTTTTTTTGCTTTCGCCCTCAGGATTGTGTTTTATTGGTTTTGCAGCTGCTTCTGATAATTCAGTTTTTTCTACTTCTGAAAATTCTTCTTTTACAGTTCTTGATTTTAAAGGTGCTTGTGCATCATCTGACATTTCTTCTTTAGGCTCTAGCATTGCTTTGATTTCATCAATCATACTTTTAACCTCTGCTAATTCTTCTTTTGTTGCATAGCCCATTTCTTCTTTTTCTTCTTCTTTTTCTTCTTCTTCAGCTAGATCTTCCGCAGATTCTTTTATTCTAGATAAATTTGGTTCTTCATATAAATGATCACTGTGAGATTCTTCAGTATCTTCTTCTTTTGCAGGTACTTCATCAGATACTTCCCTAACATCTGCAATAGTTCCTTCTTCTTCAACTACAATTAGTTTTCCATCTTCTAACAAATATTCTCCAACAGGCATTGCTACCTTTTCGTCATCTGTTACAATAAAGATTTCTTTTCCTTTTTCAAATGAATCTGCAGAAACAACAGTTCCATTTTCTAGCTTCATTTCTTCTAGCTTAACTTCTATATTTAGAAGTGTTTTAATTTGGTTTAACATTTCGGTTGATTTCATATTATTTATATAACGATTTTTAATTTAATTTTTGCATTTTCAGTTTGTCCCTGTAATACTTCCTATGCCTTGCGCACCAATAGATCCATCACAACAACTAATTGAATAAGTGTTTTCATCCCAACAAAGACAAGCACGTGAACTACCCGTAGGACTTGTTCTACTGCCTATGTAAATGCCTTTATTTTTTTGCTTATTTTTATTCATTAGTTAATATTTCAATAATTTTTAGTAAGGTCTGTTTATCAACTTCACTTGACATATCTTCTTTAATTTCTTCTTTAGGCGATTCCATTTTGTCTGCAAAATAACCCTCAATAGAAAAACCTTTAACTTTATTTGTTCTAACATATTCATTCCAAATTTCTTCATTATTAACTTTTACTGCTCCCATCCAAGTACCAACAGGCACGTTCAATCCGTACTTTCTTGACTTGTCCTGTACCTCATCTTCTACGATCCAACTTTCTACTAAGGTCAAACCTTTTAAATCTTTAGAGTGTTCTAAGGTAGAATTATTTTGTCTGCCATTTCTTAAATACATTTGTGATGCTTTAGAAATAGTATCTTTAGAAAAAAATATGTAATAATCTCCTTGTTCCCCTTTTCTATAAATTGGTTTGTTTGGTATCAATAAAGCGCCTAACAAAATTCTTTTCTCTTTGTCTATTTCTGCTAACTTAACTTCCTCGCCTTTTAAGGCTACAAAGTCAGATTCTATTGCAGGACTTTCTACGATTGAAATTGCTTCAATTCCACTTTCTTCTTGTTCTTCGTCTAATATTAATTCAACTATTCTCATAATGTTATAACGTATTAAATTTTAAATTTTGCTTTTTTATCCTATTGACGCATCATCAATAATATTTCTGTCTAGTTCTTGCGCAGTTGTTACCTCACTAGAAACTACAAATGCCTGAACAGGTTGTTGCGTTTGACCACCTATTGCATCCGCTAATTGATTTGTTCCACTTGACCCTACTACATTAAATGCAGGTGGTAATGATTGTACCGCAGGAGCAGTTGGCAACGATGCAGGTTGTGATCCACCACCGCCTGTTGAATTTGGAACTTTAACTGACAATATTTTTTTAACATTTGCTAAACCAACAACTCCCGTAGCAATAGCTTGTGCAATAGCATAACCTGGAACGGGTACTTTTGAAAAGGCACTAAGTTGTCCTGTAATAGCTGCATAAGTATTTACTAAAGACGATGCTACTGCAATACCCTTTCCTGCTTCGGTTTCCGTACCGATAACACTTGAAATATCGCTTAAAGCACTTGCGTACCCCATTAAGGCATCCCTTTTAGCTTTTTCTTCTGCGTCTGCAATTTTTATTTTTGCATCAGAAATTTCTTTATCCCTTGTTACACTTTGCTGACCCGCCTGTTGTTCAAATTGATCTAAAGCGATTTGTGCATCTATTTTAGCTTGAGTACCTGCGTTTGCATTATCAACTATTGCTTGTAGTCTTATTGATTCTTGTTCTGCTTCTAATTCGTCAACTTCTTTTAATTTTTCTAATCGTAAAAGTTCATCCTCTATTTGCTCGGCATTAAATCTTTTTTGTTCTATTGACAATAATGATTCGCTTTCTAGTTTAGCTTTAGATATTTCTAATGCTTCTTTGTCTAAAGAATTTTTATTTACTTGTTGTTCTGATCTAAACCCTGTTACAGTTGCTAAAACCCCTTCAATTTCTGCTTCTGCCTCTAATACCGCAACGTAATCTTCTGTTTTGCCTGTTAATTTAAATTGTGCTTCTGCCGATGCTTTAACTAATTCTGCGTTTTTAGTCATTTCTTCTTCCTGTTTATCTAGAATTTCAGAAAGTTTATCATTAGCTTTTATCCTATCTTCAATACTTGCAGTTTCATCATCCCTGATTTGCCTTTGTATTTCTGCTTGTTTGTCATATTGTTCTAATAGTATTCTAGATTCAGCTGCAGCGATTTGTGCTGATTTTTTTAATTTCTGATTTGTCTTTGCAGTTTCTAATGCAGCCTCAATGCTAATATCTTTTAAACCATTAACTACTTCTGTCCCGATTTCAGACACCTCTGTAATTGCTTCCCCAAAATTATTAACAATGTCTCCCGTTGCGTTTACTGCAGCTTCTCCAACCTCATAAAGATTTTCTTTTGTTTCTAATATTGATAAATTTAATTCTGCTATTTTTTTTGTATCTCCACTTCCAAACGGGGATTTCTCCCACATTAATTGTGCTTCTTGAATTGCTAATGTAATTCCATAAAAAGTAAGTTTTAAAGGTGTTAATGCTATTGTAATAAGACCACTAATTACCTTACCTAATGCATCAAAGTTTTCTGTTGCCGATGATACACTTTTATAAACATCTACAAAAACGTTTACCACCTCATTAAATATAATTTGTGCAGTATTAAATACAGTAGTCAAACCATCCATTACTTCTTGGTTTTCCCTTATAGCACCACTTACAAATTCAAATGCTTTTTGTAATAAGAAAATAATACCTGTTGCTTTGGCTAAAGTTTTAATAGAAGCACCTACTTTCTTAATTCCTTTTGATCCGTCTTTGGCTGATTTTTCAACTTTCTTTAAAGCATCTGCAGTTTTCTTATTAGCAACCTCTACTTCTTTTTCAAGTTTAGCATATTCCTTTTGAAACTCGTTTAAGTTTTTTACCGCTTCTTTGTATTTTAACTCAAATTCAATTTCTATCTTCTTTGCCATTTAATTTGTTTTTTATTTGCTGATAACCCTCTGAAAGTGTTTCTGCTAATTTATATTTTCCCTGTGCAATTCTTATATTTTCTGTTTCTCCTTTTGCAAACTGCAATACTTCTATTATATTTTTAATCATTATGGTAGTGTGTTTACTATTAATATACTAGATATTGGCG